CCAGTTCCGATCTGGATGAACCTGCCAAAAGATTAATCGAAAAGGAGACGATTATGCGATGTGTACTATATGACGACGAGACATTTGAACCGCTAACAGTTCTTAACATTCCTCGTCAGTTCGTTGAAAGAATGAAAGATGGCGAGTTGATCCTTTTGCCTGTCATGGAGCCTGTTTTTTTTGTTGATCACAATCCGAATATGCCTGTGGTTCCAAGTCACCTAAGAACGGTGTCGTTGCGATTGGAGAGGTTTGTCAGGAAGGGTGTAGAGCATTGCTTTATCTTCACACAAGATTCTGAGACGGCGCTACTGCTGCGCAGCGTGTTCTTATCTGGCCAACAAAATGAATTGCAGCGACGTGAGCAAGCCTCCTTTGCGAAAGGCTTATCTCGTGCTTTTGGGCTGTCATAAATGGAGAGTTCAAAACCTTTACACGTTTTCGGAACATGTAAAAAATATTGGATTTTCTTAACATGTGAATGGAGGCTCTGTGCGCTACACTCAACGCAACATGCCCCTGATATGCGCCATATTCTTCATAGGCTGCGTTTGGGTCTGGTCGGTTGCGTAGTGACCATTGGTTCAATTGAACCAAAACCAGAGAACAGAAAAAGAACCTGAACCCTATAAACAACGCATGTTGCATCTCAAAACCCTTGAAAACTATGCAGTTTGGGTTGGGCGATCTACATTGACATTGTAGGGGTCGGCAGTTCAATCCTGCCATCGCCCACCAGCATTTTCAAAGACTTAGCTAGATTTTGCGTAGTGACCCTTGGTGCGAATGAACCAAGTCAGGCTCATTTAGGCTCAAACTCTCCGCCAATCCCTGCATGTACTCCGGCGAATAACGCGCATAGACCTTCTCGGTTGTGGATGTGTTGGAGTGTCCCAAGAACTGCGCAATCTCCGACATACTCTTGCCGCTCTCGGCCAGCCATACGCCGCATGTGTGCCGGAATACGTGCGCTGTGACCCAAGGCAAGCCGCAACGCCTCCCTGCGCCTTGCAGGCCCTTCTTAACGTCCTTTACAGGCTCCCCCGCCCATTCGATCACATAATCAGTCAATGCGCCTGCTTTGGCGTCCTGTAGGGCGGCGCGTAGCTCTCCGTTCATGGGGACAAGTGCGCGGCCTTTGCGTTTCTTGGTGCTGTCACGACGAAGATTGATCCTGCTGCGCTCGAAGTCTACTCGGCTCCATTCAAGATCAAGTAGGGCCTCTTTGCGGCCGGCCGTGGCGAGTGCCAGCATAACGAACAGTTTGATGTGTGGCGTTGTGCAGGCTTTGAGGTATTGCCGCGCTTGGTCTTTTGTCAGATACAAATCTTTTGGCTCCGGCGCGGATGGGGCTTCAATGTGTGAAGGGCGGTTAATAATTCGTTTTTTCAACGCCCAATTGAGTATCTGGCGAATAAGCAGGATTTCCCCGCGTATAGTGCCAATGGCGCGACCTGCTTCGGTGCGTTTGGAACTGTAAGCGTCGGTGTGCTGCTCGGTTATCCCGTCCACCGCTAAGTGTGCGAAATGAGGGTCAAGGGCTTTCCATTGGTGGCGCATCGTATCGGCGCGGGCTAGGCCTGATTTGGCCTCGATGTAGAGCGGCCAAAGGTCGCCAACGGTTCTCGCATCTGGACGCGTTTTGAACGATTTGATCGTCTCTATTTCAGCAAGTTTTGCCCTGGCTTCGGCTAAGTCAGTAGTGCCAAGCGAACGGCGCTTTCTTTGGCCCTCTTCGTTCCATTGGGCGGCGTACTTTCCGCGGTATCTGACAAGCTTGAAGTCTGGCATTCGTATCTCTCCACCGCATCGGGTGATATTCTGATAAGTTTCCCGCCTAAGCGGAAGTGTTGAAGTTCGCCCCTGTTGATAAGGTCGCGAACAAACTGCTCTGAGCAATCCCAATGCTCAGATAGCGTTTTAGGTGTGTAGGGTCTGCTCATATTCTCACAATGTCCCCGTTCATTTTTTTTGTATAGTTGCCCCAAGAGCGATGCCGCTTTTTCAAGCCAAGGTGTCGCTCTTTGATCTTGGCGGTTTTGGACTTTTGAGAGCTGTCCTGGGCGGTTTTCTTTTTGTGTTCTTGAGACAGTGCCGGAGCAAGGTTGCTCTCTCGGTTCTCTCCACCGTTTATCAAGGCAATGACATGATCCATGTCCCATTTATCGCCGGGCATGATTTTGCGGCCTGATATGTGGCAGACGCCCCCGAAACGCTCGAACACGCGCAATCTAACACGGGTGGGAACTGGCGTGTCGTCAGTCTTGCCTATCCATTCTTCTGTTTTACGCGCCATGATTTTGATCCCCCATAAATTGGATGCCGTTTCGCGCTCCGTACTCGTGGATAAGCTCTATGAGGTCAGACATTTGCGCCCTGTGGGGCTGCGTCAATAAGCTGGTGAGCGTAACGGCGCTGCGTGTCGCTGAATAGAATTGCTGTGTGGCCTTGCATAGCTACGCTGCCTTCGGAGCAGGGAACTTTGCCCGCAATTCTTGGTGGGTTTTTTCAATCTCACTAAGAAACTCAACAACGATCAATTTGGTCTCTGTGATCCACGCGGCGTCACGCTCAACTCTCGTTACATGCAGTTGCATTTCTGCTGGCAGGCGCGGGTCAAATGAAACAAAGTCACACCACTGGCGACCAGTGCACTCCATTTGCCACTGCATTTGCTTCAAATAGACGCCTTTGATTGATCCGCCTTGAAGCGTTTCAATGTGTGTTGCCGTGTTTGGGCATTTGATTTCAAGCAAACCATCGTCACCAATTAACCTATCAGGGCTGGCTCCGGTCATTTCAATTGACGGATGATTAACAAAGCCAACTTCTTCGGTTGCTGTGCTGCGCATAAATTCATACATGCGCCGTGCTTGGTCTTCCATTTCGTTGCCATGGTCCATGGCAGCGGATTTGAATGTTTCGGCCTTCTGACCTGTTAGGCGCTCGGCAACCAAATCGGCTGCGTAGTTTTTTCGGGTAGCTCCCCACCCTGTTTTGGTGCGGGCGAGAACGTCAGCTATTCGTGAGGCTGTCACTTTGCCAAGTCGAGCGCTGTGCCACTCTTCGGTCCCCTGCATTGGTTCTTGGTTATCCATTGTCAGAGCCTCCCTGAACCTTTGCAAGTAGCATTTGTTTAGCGCCCTCAAAGTCTGAGGCTCGAATATCTGAAACGTCTTGATGCTGCCCTATGGCTAGGAACGCAGCGCGGTCAGAGTTGGTGTTTTTGATGAGCGTTTCTATCTCTTACATAGTTGAGCCAAAGGCATGTGTTTTGGTTTTATTGACTGTTCCTTTGATCCCTTTGTCATCGACAGGAATATCAGTCACATGCTCAACTTTGTGACCGCCCTTGTGGGTAACGATGCACTTGATGCCGTAGTGGTTCTCAACGGCACTTTGAGCGGGAGAGAATGACAGGCCAAAACCGTGCTTTGTGATCACTGGCTTCATAGCCTCATCAACAGCATCTAAATCGGCATAGCGTGAGTTGGTTTGGTTGTTTCTTTGGTTGCGACGAACTTGAGGCATACCTGCTTGAGCCGCCGCCATTGCTTCCGAATACTCTTTCTCGGCGCGACGGTCTTCCCAGCGCTCCTTCATGCCCATCATTTGTTCAATTCGGTCAAGGCTGACACTTGGATCGAGGGCCATCCTTTCAATCATTGAGACCATGGCGTCTTCTGTATTGATAGGCGTGACTTGGTGTTCTTCGACCTCTACAATTTCCTGCGCTTCTGCACTCATATCAATTCCTCCAAACGCTTTATCTCTGCGTCAATTCGTGTTGCTGGGTGGTTTCGGTCTAGCGATGCAAGGCCGGGAAGGTTTGTGCTTCTTGGGCGCTCAAATGTGGTTCGCTGAATGCGGCTGACCTCAAGGAGATCGTCTTCTGCGCGTATGTTTAGAGGCCTCACGACAAGATCATCCCTATGAATGCAGCGCCGGATATAAAGGCGGCAAATGCCATGCCGTAAACGAGTGTTTCAAAACGGCTCATTACGCGGCCTCCTGCTGCGCTTCACGATGGCGCAAAACAGTCATGACATTTGACCAGTAAGAGCGATGCTCACACGCCTTTGCCATTTGCTTATGGCGATCTTGCTTCATTCCGCCCCAATACCAAGTCCAAGTATTGTTCCAGTCGTCCCAATGCTTTTGAGCTTTTTCAAGCGTCATGCCCTTTGGGATGGTGACGTTAGGAAGAGGCTGGGGCGCATCGCGCTCGGCTTGGCGGCGGCGGTTGCCTTCGATTTCATCAAGGGCCGCGCCTTCATACATGCGAGTAAAGAACGCCAGCTTATCAGCCATTTGCTCTTCGGTGGCAGGGTTCATTGCCGTGAATGAACGTTCAGCTTGCATTTGCGCAATCTTGGCAATCTTCACGGCGTCCGGCTTACCGTCTGTGCTGAAAACGTGGTCCATATCCATCAAATTTATTCCTTTTGAAAGTAGGCCAGATCGGGAACTAACTAATCCTTCTTCGTGACCGTCACCGTTGCGGTGATAGGAGCAATCTATGCGGAATGCATAATTCTGTCAATCACAAAAATGCATTGTGCATAATTTTCTTGCCAAAGAGAATCAATCAGGATAGCCCAAGGGGATCGGGAGACTTTGATTGGAGGGCTTGGATTATGAGTAAAACGCCATTTATGCCGCTATGGGTTGCAGACTTTTTGGCTGATACAACCGAGCTAGATTGCAAAGAGGTCGGCGCTTATATGCTGCTGCTTATGTCGCTCTGGCAGCGCGGCGGCAAGCTCCCAAACGATGCAAAAAAGTTGCAGCGGGTTGCTCGGTGTGGGCGAGATTGGCCTAAAATATGGGGCGCGATTGAACATCATTTTGAGTGCGATGGCGAAACAATATCGAACAACAGATTGTCGCTTGAATTGCAAAAAGTTGACACGAAACGTCGAGTTAACTCGCACAACGGGGCGCGTGGCGGTGCTGCTAAGGCATTGAAAAATAACGATGTGCACCTAGCGAACGCTAGCCATTCGCTCTACCAACCAGAACCATACCTATATTTAGATAAAAAAAATAAACAAAAAAAGGGTGATTTGTTTGACGCTAGGCGATGGTTCAAGGCTGCTGAAATTGAAATTCTTCAAGCCGCAAATGAACAGGTGCTTGTGAGTGATAAGCTGGCCGATCCTGATTTTCGGGAATGGTGTTTTGAGAACAATTCCGCGCAACCAAAATTGGCTGCGACGAACTGGATAGCGAAACAGCAACGGGTGGAAGGCTCAATGAGCAAAATTCAAAAGGTAGAAAAGTTGGAGCGCCCGTCTGATGCACTCATGCGGTCCGCTTTGGTTAAATGATTTATTTGATCAGATCGGAGACGTAGCCTTGAAGCCTTTGAATTTCGAGTTGTTGGAGCTTGATCGTCAAGTCTGCTTCATTGATCTTTTTTTGAAGCGCTTTGAACTGGCGGGATTGATCGTTTAGCCTTTGGTTTTGTTCGTTGTGAAGGCAAATCAAATAATCAAGCTCAAGCTTTATCGGGTTTTCAAAACTCAAAGGAGTTTTTCTGCTGCATGGCAATTGAGCGCTAGCGGGCTGGTGAGGGAGCAGTATGGCAGCCGCGAGAGCGAAGATTGAAAATTTCATGGTTTTCTCATTATCCAAAGAACCTTAGCCATGATCCGGGTTGTTACGCCTGAAACCGGGCCGTTTACGATGATTGGTTGCTGGTGCTTAGGGTCGTCGCTTTCCGGCCACAGCTCAAAGCCTTGGGACGTGCGGCGCACTCTTTTCGCCGTTCTCAGCAGCATTTGCCCATCATGCTTCGATTGTTCCGCGACAATCAAGTCGTCGTGAGAAACCTCAATGCCGCTTTTGATCAAGTCTAGGCAAACGAGTTTATCTCCTTCGTTGGCAACGCGATTGATTGAATTTCCTTTGACGGTAAAGGCGTATTGCCAATCTACGGGGAACTCTGTGGTCGCTGGGATATAATCCATGTCGTAGGCGTCTGCGTTTTCCACGTCTTCGACATTCAGCCAATCTCCGGCGCTTACTTGGCCAATGACCGGAACAGCGCCCACGGATGTGGTGGGATTTTTGCCTGTCAGAAGCCAGCCTGCGGAAACTTGGAACCTTCGGCCATAATGCTCGGCCTCCGCTCGGTGAAACTCACGCGATCCGTTTTCGTGTCCTGCATAGGTAGGGTATTTCACGCCGAGGCTTTCAGCGGCCTCTCGCACGCTGGAAAACCCCGCCTGAATGCGAGATTGTTTAAGTCTTTCAGATAATTCAGTCATTTGATGCATATCGCATAAAAAACTATGCGTTGGGAATTGACATTGCTATGCGAAGCGCATAATCTTATCGCATGATTAACAAGCAAAAAATTATAGAGCTGCGCGAGGCGCGAGGATGGAAGACGCAATCGGCAATGGCGGATTTTTTTGGCGTCAATCAATCCACCATTGCGCGGCTTGAAGCTCAAGGCACTGACGGCACGGGTTCTCTTGGCGCTGCGGTAAAGCGAGAAATGCTGGCGGAAAAGATTATTCAGCCGGAGGCGACAAAATGAGCCAAAACGCCCAAATACTCGACCATCTCCGAACTTATGGCGCGATAACTCCGATTGTTGCCTTGCGGGATTATGGTGTGTTCCGCCTTGGCGCTCGTATCTACGACTTGAAACAGGCTGGCCATCAAATCGCGACCACTATCATTGACCACAAGAGCAAACGTTTTGCTCGGTACGTCCTGACGAAAGCCAGTGATGAAAAGCCAAAACTACTATGAGGACAAGTGCGATTTCTTGGTGCATCGCATCGGGATTTTGAAAGAACGCATCAAGTCTGACGCTGGCGGTCATTCTTCGTCACTTGGGCTTTCTCTGCAACATTTTGAGGAAATGCTTAGCGATTATCGGAAGGCGGCAAATGGAAGAAAATAATCATGGCTGACGAACAAGTAAAAACTAGCGTTGCTGGCGATGAACTGCTGCAGTTAGTTGAGCGGGCGGAGCGTCTTGAGGAAGAGAAAAAGGCTATTTCCGACGACTTGAAAGAGTTGTTTGCTGAGGCCAAGTCTCGCGGTTTTGACGTGAAGGCGCTGCGTAAGATTATCGCCTTGCGCAAAAAGGATGAGGCCGAGCGCGAGGAAGAGGAAGCCATGCTTGATCTCTATAAATCTGCGCTGGGGATGCAAACCCGTATGGATTTTGGAAGGGCAGCATAATGCAAGGCGTAGCTCTTCTAAATTCGATCAATCGCAACAGGCCTATTGGTTGGAGTGAGCTTGTCGTTCCTTCTGGTGATGTTAAGGCCGCTCGGCGTAGAATAGCCAATGTGGGGCGCAAGCGGTTTGATACTGCGATCAAGCTAAAGGTTCACCCAGTGCGCGAAAAGCCTTCGCGTGGAGCTTTGGCTGATGATTTTGTTGAGCAAGAACCAAGCTGGCAAGATTTACTTGAAAAGCACCGAAACAAAATAGAGCGGCTTAATAGGCTCCCGGGTGATCCGTCTCTTGATGCAATGTTTCTTCGTGTGTGCTGGTTCCACGGCATTAAGCCAGACACTGCATTGAGCAAGTCGAGTTTAGCGCCTATCACCTTGGTTCGTGGTCACTATTGCGCTTTGGCTCGAAAGCACGGGCCTAAAAAAAGGGCGAAAGGCCGCGTTTCTTGCGCTTGGTCTAAAATTGCGCCTGTGATTGAACGCGA